AGTACTCAAAGGACTACAAATATACCTTAAATTTAACCATTGATGGTTATGAAAACTCAACTGAAGGTGGTGATGGAGGTATGGCCATTAAGATTACTCATTCGGATATAGCTTTGTTTAAAATACGGAAAGACTATAATGCTAAAATTTATGCTGGGGGGGGTGGTGGCGGCGCGGGTGATCGTTTTTCAGCGGAGAAAGCGTTCAGCGTAAGTGGTGCCGTTGAAAGTGTATCGAGCCCGGGTTATGGCATCGCCTATCAAGATCCGGAGGCGATGGGGATGAAAGCAGGTTGGAGTCAAATTGAGGTAGGGATTATTTACGATCCTAAGACTAAGGAAATGCGGATTAAAGAGGGGCAAGGACTCGGCACCTTGATTGCCTCCGGGCATTGGCTGAAAAACTTGTATTATAAAACATCTGATTTTTTAGGTATACATAAAGGTGGTGCGGGGGGAGGGGGAGCAGGGTTTAGTGAATCTAGTGGAGGCAAGCAACTAGACCCCGTTTTAGGTCAGCGACCGGTAAGACAAACTAGTGGTGCATATAAGCGGATTGGACTGGGTGTGAAGATTGTGGCACATCAGTATCTTGGGGGATATGGCTCAAATAGATTTTCTAGGGGTGGTGATGGGGGTAATTATGGGCAACAAGGAGGGGATGGGGAAAAATGGACTTCAGAAACCTTAGACACACCTTTTATTTTTGAAGACGAAAGTAAGGGAAAGGACGGTGGAGACCCCGGTTTTGCTATATATGTTGATTCTAATTCTAATTATACTGTAGACAATTTTAGACAAAACTTGCTAGTGATCACTCCTTCCAGAACAGGGATCTCAGAGGTGCCGGGCTTGGTGGCACATTTTGATGCAAGCTCAAACGTTGTTAAGAATGTTGGGGGGGATGCTGCGGCTGCAGGGGACCCTGTTTATAAGTGGACATCCATAAATGACTCTAATGTTTATTTGGAGCAAACAACAAGCGCCAATCAGCCTACATTAAAAGATGGAGATACCTCGGACAATAAAGTTGGAGACAATGTGGAATTTGGCGACTCTGCGGCTGCGGTGGTTAAGCATTCTTTTTTTAATAATCAAAAATATGTTTATTTTAGCACTGATTCTCAGAGCACAATAAATTATCTTAAGCTGTATAATGCGACAGCTGATATAAATCATAGTGGGGATATAAGGGTTAATTCCGGTACCGGGTATGCGGTTGGAAATTACACATCTTCAGGCATAACAGTGGAAGGGCTGCCTAGTGATATCAGCGCAAATATTGTTATTACTTTTGGGGGAGGTTCTGTGTTTAAGGTTAGCGCAAACGCTTCTGCCTCTGCGACTACTTTGTATGGCACACTGGAGGGAGGCCGTATTAATCACGAAGAGTGGGGATATTATCGTCTTTCCTCTTTGTCGTCGGGGTTTGATATTTTTTATGTAATGTATCCCAATAGGTGGATGGATGAGACTGGAGATTTTACCGCTTTGGCTACCGTGCACATCAGGGAGCCTCAGGCCAATAAGGATGAATGGTGGCAAACTGGGTGGGTTAGATTTTCGGATTTTGTCGGAGGTGCCACAAGAGGTGGACTCTATTATAATCGTTCTAATGGTCAAGTGTATGACACTACTGGCTTAGGTGCTGCCAAAAATGGGGATGGAGCGTACTTTGCTTTTACGGATTGGACGGCCCCACAGTCAAGAGGGATAGGCTGGAAGCCAAGGACTGCGTGGATATACCAATTAAGTTCAGTGCGGAGCGCCAACATTATACGTATAGAGGCTACAAATAATGGTACACCTGTAGCATCTTCCTATTTTGAGGGTAGTGCTTATGGTTTTAATGCTTCTGGGAAAGTGCTTATTGGGGCGACATCTCTACATGCTACTTTGGGTCTAGGGTTTCGTGGGGCTATTGCCGCTATTGTGATCTATAATAGGAAACTTAGTGTAAGCGAATCTAGAATTGTTACTGGCAAACTTTTGAATAAATATCTGCATATCAAAACCACGGCTGCTACCACTGGAGCGGGCGCGAGGAATTCCACCTCAAACACGCTATCCGACAGTAACGGTATAGCAGGTCAAATTTGGATTACATAAAATGGCAACACAAGCACATAATCAAGCTATTTCGGATTTACTTCCAGATACTATTATTGAGGTATTTGAGGTAGATGGAGGGCCGCGCATAGGGTGGCGTTTTTTCCATGCGGGTAAAATTGTAGACAAAAACATTGTGTTGGGGGGCCAAACCTATGCGTGTATGCCAATTGAAGCTGATGGTTTTGAGTCTAAAGGAGACGGCACTTTAGCTCGTCCGAGGTTGGTGGTTGCAAATCCTAGTGGTGTTATTTCTGATCTTATAAAAAGAGAAGATGACTTGGTGGGTAATAAATTTATTCGCAAAAGAATTTTTTTAAAATTTTTAGATTCGGTGAATTTTCCGGACAACGTTAATCCTTTCGCAAGTCCTGATCCCGATGCTCGTTTTGATGATGATATGTATGTTTTTAATCGGAAGGTTACTGAAAACAAATATTATGTAGAGTTTGAGTTGGTATCCCCCCTTGAGGTGGAAAATTATAAACTGCCTGCTCGTGTTATGATAGCAAATTATTGCCCGTGGAGATATAGGGGGGAGGGTTGTCGTTATGGGGCTAGGGACATGGTTGGCCCTATGTTGAATTTGGAAAATACTGTTAATCCGGGAGCGGGGATTAGTTCCCAAGAGATGTTTAGAAGGGAAGATAACACTTCGCTTATTGATAATTCGGTAGGAGGTTTTCCTGTGGCTGACGCAAACGATAAAAGGTTTACGGATTATAGTAATGGGTACGGTCTTTCCACGATGAAATGGTGTTATACTTATAACCCTACTTTCGTGTCTCTTACGGTTAGTGCCAATGTGACGGTAAGTGCTAATCCTACGGATGTTCCTGTAAGCGATATTTCAGCGCCCATTCCTCCCAGTAGGACTGTTACCCTTTTTAATGTTTCGGGGGATTCCATTGGAACTATGGTTTTAACTCAGCGAGCCAGAACTACGGTCCCTGTTAAAGCTGATCTTTCGAGCACAGTAACCGTCGGCAGTGACAAAACCGTTACAATAGATATATTACGAAATGTAATTGAAATCGGAGAAAAGGTGACTTTTTCAGGAGGAGGAGTATTAACTTTAACGCAGCAAGGCGCGATGGGGTCCAAGGTGCTTCAGGGCGATTTGGCCACCGCAAGTGTTACGGACGACGAAACAGGCACGGCTTATACCACCGTTACAGGAAATGTTGTTCTTAATGCTGGTGCTAGTTTGGTTCAAAATTGCACCGGGACGGTAGGTTATGTCAAGGGGGATGTGGTTATGATTCCTCCTGCTTCTGGTACATCGCACGGTAAGATTCCTGATGTTAGAACGGTTGATCCTGTATCTAATGAACCACCTGCTTTTTTTGTGTGCATTAAGGATCATACTACTACACAAGACCCGCGTTTTAAAAAAGAATATTGGGTTGAAGACCAGTGTAGTAAAACTTTAGCTGGTTGCAATATGCGGTTTTCATCCGAAAGCTATCGTCCTTTTGGGGGCTTTCCATCCATTGAGGCATATAGATACACTAATTAATAAAGATTTTAGAAGCTATATTAAGCGAGTATTGTCGTTTTATAAAACAGAAATATGTGGTTTAATTTGCGGAAACAGCCTCTTTTTCTTAAAAAACCTTTCTTTGAGGCCTACGGACACCTTTTTTATAGACCCAAAGAAGCATGTGGAGATAATAGAGCATAAAAAAATAGATTTTTGTTTTCATTCTCACCCCAAAACATCATGCGATCCTAGTTCTTTGGATATTGAATTATCAAATAATGCTTTAATTCCGTTTTTGATTTTTTCAGGAATAGAAGATAAGGTGTGTTTATATGACCCTAGTACTCAAGAAACGATTTATTTTTCGAATTAAAAGTGTATAATGTATGGTATATGATCAATGTTTCCATAGAAGGCGCTTTAGGTAATTCTATTGGTAAAAAATGGAATCTTCATGTGACAACCGTTGGAGAGGTTGTTCGAGCTATGAGGGCTAATGTGGGTCAAGGTTTTCATAAGATATTTAGAGACATGCAGGGCTGCGTGTTGGTTGTAGACGGTGAGCCTATAGAGCACACTAATTGGTTCTTAAAAAAAATTAAAAAAAATTTAACTATAGTTCCTGTTTTAGGTGGAGGGGCTATTTTTATTCCTGCTTATTTTGCTATAGCGGGTGCGCTTCTAGCTTCAGGGATTACCACTTCTTTAGCTATAGCTGGTATAGTAGCTGTTACGGTGATAGTGGCGGTGGTGGCTTTAGTGGCATACGGGGTTTATATGTTGATTACTAAGTTAAGCGAACGTGATCCTAGCAGCTTTGATGCGGTAGGTTCAACGAGTTATCTTTTTAGTGGGGCAGAGAACGTCACAACGCAAGGTAACGTTGTTCCGGTAGGTTATGGTCGTTTAAAGGTTGGGAGCAAGGTAATTTCTGTAGCCGCTTCCAATATAGATATGGGGCAGTGGGAGAGATGGAGGGTGTCCGATTTTGAGGTAAACATTCCGGTTGTGGGCACAGATCTCGCTGATATTCTTATTGATGGGGCTAAGATGTCAACGGATAGAATACGTACAGGTTGATTAACTATGACAACGGTAAATATAGAGGGACATTTAGGTCGAGTGTTTGGTTCTGTTTGGAACTTGCAGGTGTCTACTTTTAGGGAGCTTTTTAGTGCCATGGAAGCTAACAGTAAGAATTTACGTTCTTATTTACATCAAAACAAAAAAGAATACTGGGCTATTTTTGTAGACGGAGAGAGAGTTGAGTCAGATAAATTTTTACAATCTAATATAAAAGATAAAAAAGTTAAAATCATTCCAATATTAGCGGGTGCCGCGGCCGCCCTTGCGGGTTTTCTCGTGGCGCAACTGGGTATACAAAGTGCTTTTATTGTTGGTTTGTTGGAATTTGTTTTAACAGTTCTTATAAGCGCAGCTATTTCTTTTGGTATTAGTATGCTTATGGCCAAGTTACTTAGTACGAATGACCCCGAGGCGATGAAGACGACGTCTTTTCTTTTTACTTCGGCAGAAAATACAAGTGAGCAGGGACAGGTGGTGCCTGTGGGTTATGGGCGCATAAAGGTGGGCAGTAAGGTAATTTCTGTGGCCGCTTCCAATATAGATAAGGGGCAGTGGGAGAGATGGAGGGTGTCCGATTTTGAGGTAAACATTCCGGTTGTGGGCACAGATCTCGCTGATATTCTTATTGATGGGGCTAAGATGTCAACGGATAGAATACGTACAGGTTGATTAACTATTATGGCAGATCCGCAAAAATTAGATCCGACTAAAGTAAACTTATATTATGGCACTGGTGCACATGGGGGTACGTCGGCGCAGGGCGGTGAACAGGGGTTAGATAATCAGTTGCCACCGGAGGATGGTCAGGAGAAGGATCCTAATCTCGGTAGTGAAGAGAGCGACGAGCAGGGTGCGCCTGAGCCGGGTAGTATCCCTGAGGTGATTATTGAGACCGAAGATGAGTCTGATCCTGAGCTTGTAGAGACTAGTATCCCGGAGGAGTCTGCTGTTGGGGTTCCTGATACTCCGGGCGAAGAGTTTGTGGAGAGTGAGGTAGAAACACCCCCAGTCGAGACAGTCCTAGATACCTTAGGGGAAAGTGGGGAAAGTGAGGGCGGTGACAGGCGCCCTATTCAGAAGATGAATGTAACCACTCCCGGGACCGATTACGGAGGTGTTACTTCAGCTAAACAAGGGGGGAGGGACAAGCTAGAGTCTGTTAGTATTTACAAGACTTTGGATTTGATAAGCGAGGGCCCTATTGCGGGCTTTTGTGATGCGCAAGGTAAGTTGATTCCTTTAAGTGTCAATAAAACTTTAAACGAAGACGGTTTTAAAGGGTTTTATTTGAATGATGTTCCGGTGAAAAATAGCTATGCTGGAACCTTAAACTACCAGCGCGTTGCGGCAGAGATAAAATATGGTACCGCCGATCAAACCGTTATGTCTCAGATGTCCATACAGCTGATGAGTTCTTTGTCTTTTGCTAATTCTGCTCAAACCTTTAGTTATGAAAAAGTTTTAGCTGGGTTTAATCATACAAATGCTATGGCGTTTTTAGGGGGCTCTGGTAGCCCAGTAATTTTCATTGACACGGGTGACACGCACCTTGGGGTTACAGGAGGGGTAGATGGATACAGTTCTTCTGGTGTGGCTTATTCGATAGACAAATGGGATGATGTCGATGGGATGATGACAGGAGACACGGCGCAATATTCTTTCATTAATTCGTCTGCAAATAGTCCCTCAACGTACGCGGTTAGCGACAACCAAGCTGGTCTGGTAATGATTCCTCGCTTTTTGGAGGTTTTTAGAGCTCACCCTGTGGTTTTTCATCATATGGTCACAAATGATAATGTTACCAAAGTTGAGTTAAACTTATTTGTACAACAGCTCTATTTGCGGGAGATGACGCCCGAGGACAAGAGGGCGAAAGAAGGTCCGCTGAACAACACTATCATGTTTGCGGTTAGGGTTGGTTATGAAGACAGTGATTTACTGATAACTCAGGGCGGTGGGATTTTGTTTTATGCATTATGTCCAATTTCTGGTTTAGCTACTTCGACGTATGCTCGCGCGTATGAATTTAGACTTCCGCCAGCCAAGCTGGGTAGAGATAGAACTGTTTCCGTATGTGTTGTAAGTGAAGAGCCCTCTCCTGATATGGTGGCTGTAGGCGGCATTCAAAGGGTGGGTGGTATTGCGAATCTCACAGAAATAGTGGAAGCTCCCTTAAATTATCCTCATTCTGCTATTGTGGGTAGTATTATAGATGCGCGTTCTTTTTCAAGAGTGCCTAAGCGTACTTTTGATATGAAAATGAAAAAGGTAAGGGTGCCGGAAAATTACGACCCTGAAAACAGAATTTATACGGGCAATTGGACGGGAAGGTTTTCTCTTAACCCAAGGTGGACCGATAATCCGGCGTGGGCGTTTTATGATATGGTTTCAAGTAGGCGTTATGGGCTGGCTAAATATGGTTTTGGTGAGGGTATTGTGGATAAGTGGAATTTGTATTCTATTGCCAAGTATTGTGATGAGTTAGTGGAAACCGGCTATCAATCGGAATATATCTATAGACCTTTTTCAATTAATTCTGAGGGCGCAGTTATTACTATTCAAGATAGTCTGCAAAGTCCTATAGGTGCGTATGAACTTAGGAATCTATTTCCCCTTGGCCAAACAGTTTCTTTATATAAACTAAAAAATAGCAAAGGAGAGGAAATTCAAAAAGGCTTTAGGCGTCGCATCGGTAACCGAGAGTATGATAAAGAAAATCATGTGTTTAAGTTCTCTATACATAAGGTGATTGAGCCGGGCTATATTATGGAATTTTACAAGGATACAGGCGAAGCATATTTTCAGTATAAAGATAAAACACGCAAGGAAAAGAAAACACCACTCTCTTTTATGAAGTGGATTTATGTTCATTTGAAAGACGAGTTGTATAAACCTGTGGGGGAAAGAGATCAGTTTAGTAAAGATTATGCCCCGGGTTTTTCTCTAGGCAACGGTGTCACAGAGGGTCGGGTGGTTCTTGACAGGAATTTGTATCGTCCTGTATTGGAGCCTCGTTTTGCCACTAATATTTATTTAGATAAAGAGCAGGACGCTTTTAATTGTTTGAATGATTTGGCTGCTATTTTTAGGGGGATGCTTTATTGGCATAATGGGTTTGTGTTTCTTTCTAATGATCAAGCTAGAGATGCTGTGATGGTGTTCACCAACGCGAATGTTAAAGATGGTGCTTTTACATACTCGGGAAGCTCTAAAACCACACGTTTTACCTCTGTTTTAATTAGATACAATGACTCTGCGGACAGCTATAAACCGAAAGTGGAATACGTAGAAGATGCGGCGTCTATTAGAAAGTATGGGTATTTAGAAAAGAAAATAGCGGGCCTTGGCATCACCTCTCGCTCTCAGGCTTACCGGTTGGGTAAGTGGTTTTTGTTTACTAATCAACTAGAAACCGATTTAGTTCAATTTAAAACGGGCATAGACGCCACCATTTTGCGCCCCGGGGACACTATAAAACTACAAGATAGTTTAAAAACCTCAAAAAGGTATGGAGGGAGACTAAAAGGGGTAGACCCAGCAAAATACCAGTTAACTTTAGATCAAGGTGTTTATGAGAATATAGTAGGAGAAAAAATTACGTTGGTTGTACCTCGAGCAACCCAAACGGTGCGCGGGTTAAGCCAGAAAGCAGCCTCCCAACTCAGAAATAAGGATGTTACAGGTATCACAGAAGCTGAGGTAGATGAAACACGTTCCCCTCAAATCAAACAGTTTACCATTTCTGCGATAGGGGCTAGTGAGGATAATGGGGGTGCTCAGAATGATTTGATTACAGTCGAAGCGGATGAAGCGTTTAGTGAGGTAAAAGTAGGAACTATATGGTCAGCACAAAACACTGCTGCGAACTTTAAAATTAAAGAGGTGGAATACCGTGTTATTTCCATAGGTGAAGAAACTCCGGGAGAATACATGGTGACGGCTTTGCTTTATGCTGCTTCTAAGTTTAGAGCGATAGACGAATCTCGTAACCTTATAGCTACTCAGCAGTCCGCCACTGGAGTTAGTGATACCATCGGGGTGCAAGTTCCATTCGAGGGAGATTACGGTGTAGGGGTAACGCTAGACCCTCTAGAAGGGTCAATCGCGGGGCCAACTACTGGACCTCAATTGGTGGATACAGATATAGTTTTTAATGTAAACCCGAGTGACCCAACATCGCAGGTGGTCTCGTCGCTCACTTTAGATTTAACTTCTACGGTAGAAATCTTGCAGAGTTTTATAGATGCGATGCATGCAGAGGATAGCGTGGGTTATAGTCTAGGAAATTTTTATCTGAGGGTATATAGGACCGGAGGGCACTTAGTGGGCAACGTTTGGTTGGGTGTGTTGACCTTACAATATGCTTCTAAATCCTATGAAGTAGATCCGAATAAGGTATCGCCGCAGATAGGTCCTGATCCGCGAAATCCCAATGTGTTCGTTCCTGCGGGTACTCAAGTTTTGTCAAAGATACAGGTTGCCCTTACGTCGCCTCAAGAGTTGGTTACGTTGTCTTATCAAATAGATTTTGAGGTATATAAGTTTGTTGAGTCAATCAACCTATGGGCTCCTTGGGGAACAAAAATAGTGAGTACCACTAATGTGACGGATCTGTTACCCGTCACAGGAAGCGATTAAAAGTGCCTATAAAATACATCACAATTCCTCAAAAAAACTTCCAACAAGCATTGGAAGTTTCTGGGTTTCACTTTAAGAACGAGCCAGATGCACCCCCCATCTCGGAGCCTTTTGATTATAACACCGATCTTATTCCT